ATCTATTTCACACACAACGATCCACAGTATCTAGTTGATACATCTTCATTCGCATTCAAGCGCGAGTTCTTAGAAAAGACTTGTCATCTCTGGCATTCTGGTTGGGGCGGCGACCGTAGATATTTCTATAGTGTGCTGCCAATGAATCCAAAGTGGGACACAAACTATAAGCATACTCTTTGCTATCGTCTCGACGGCAATCCTGGCTCTGTAGATGCAGACTTTTTTATCAAGGGCAATGCTGAACAACTGAAACATTATAATGGAGAACTACCATGGCTAAAGACCTAATCATTGGCGGAGCCTCAAATTACAAGTATGATGATATCAAGTATTGGATCAATTCAATCAAGAAGTCGGGCTTTGAAGGTGATATTGTTCTTGTAGCAACAAATATGAAGATTGAAGAACTTGCAAAAGTTTCTGAAAAGGGTGTGAACATTCTCGCATACGGTCAGAAGGATGCAGATGGTAACTATTCATCTAACAGTCAGATGCCTCCGCACGTAGAGCGTTTCTTTCATATCTGGAATTATCTGAACACAACTAAAGAAAAATATGATTTTGTTATTACAACAGACGTTCGTGACGTTGTGTTTCAGAAAAATCCGTCAGACTTTCTTACACAGGATGACTTCATTGGATTTGTTGCAGCAGGTGAAGGTCTTGCTTATAAAGATGAACCATGGGGCAATAACAACTATCTACAAGCATTTGGTCCATTCTTTCATAATCTCATCAAAGACAAAGAGATTTATAATGTCGGTGTGATGGCAGGAAAATATGACCTTGTTCGTGATATGCTGTTGATGATTCTACAGTTGAGTATCAATCGACCAATTCCTATTGTTGATCAGGCTGTTTACAACTTCATTCTGAATACTGACGTTTTCAAGAACCAAACTGAGTTCTTCGGCAATGGATCAGGTTGGGCATGTAATCTAGGCACAACTCTTGCCGCCATTCAATCTGGTGCTGGTGATATTGGTCAGAGAAACGATCCATCTACACAAATCATGTATCAGACAAAGTATCTGGCTGATCAGCCTGTTATCGGCGAAGATGGTACAGTTTATAATGCTTATGAAATGCCATTCTATATTGTTCATCAGTATGATAGAGTTGCGGGTCTAGTAGAAAAGATTAGAGCAAAGTATAATGACTAAGCCGAAGCTTAAACTTGGATTTACAGACTACTACAACACGCTTGATGATTTCTTCATGAGTGTATTGTCTATGTCTTTTGACATAGAACGTGATGATGCTAATCCAGACTATCTAATCTTTTGCGATGAAACATTCGGTCAGAACAATAAAAACTTTGATCCGAACAAAGTAGTCAAGATATTCTTCACGGGCGAGAACAGACGCCCATGGAACTATGTTGCTCATCATGCGATTTCGTTTGACCATATGGACGGAAGTCAATTCTATCGTCTGCCACTCTATGTTCTAGACAATTGGGTACAGACAAAGAATGGCGTACCTGATATGCTCAGTTATGACTCTTTGAACTTGAAGTCTGTGAAGTATGAAGAAAAAGAATGGTTTTGTGGATTTGTTGCGGGCAATGGCGCATCTGAGTATCGTAACAAGATGTTTCATATGTTGAATGAATACAAGCCAGTCATGTCTGGTGGTTCATTGTTCAACAACATTGGTGGTGTTCTTCCGCGTGATGTGATGTCTAAGATTGATTTCTTTCGCAAGTGTCGTTTCTCACTGTGCTTTGAGAATAGTTCTTATCCTGGTTATTGCACCGAAAAAATTATGCACGGCTTTATTGCAAGAACAGTGCCAATCTATTGGGGTTCACCAACTGTTACTATGGACTTTCAAGAAGGATCTTTTATATCTCGTCACGATTTTGTTAGTGACAATGAGTTTATCGATACAATCATAAAAGTGGATCAGGATAAACATACATGGGAAGTTATGGCAAACACTCTTCCTTTGCCTTATGTCCACGATAAGTTTTGGGATCTCAAACGCTTTAATCTTTGGTTCTTAGAGAACGTGTATAGAGGTAAAAGATGAAAATTGCAGTCTGCATTTCAGGTCAGCCACGCGCATACGCGCAGGGATACGAATATCTAAAACGCAATCTATTGGACAAGTATGATTGTGATATTTTCATACACACTTGGCACAATAAAGTTTATCGCTCCGCTGATGTGATTGAGTTGTACAAACCAACAGCGTATCTTGTAGAAGATCAATTGCCCAAGAGTCAATACAATATAAAATATATCAACACTCCAGAATGCACAAAATGGCCTGCACATGGAACAGTGTCGATGATATATTCTATGTTTCAATCGATGTTACTCAAGGTAAAACATGAAACATTGTACAGTCCGTATAACTGGGTAGTAAAAACTCGTTTTGATTATGCCATAAATGGTGTTATACCTTTTGAGCAACTTGATCCAGACAAACTCTATATTCCAAATTGTCGAATGGTGCCAGAGAGAAATTTTGGCAATGATCAGTTTGCTTTTGGTCGTACCAATATTATGAACGACTATATGTCAACATACATAAACATGGATCATTTCTATCGAATGGGAACAGTAATGATTGGTGAAGATATGATGAGTGCGAATATACGTAAATATGGTTTAGTTGGTGAAAGACTTGTGTACGTTGACATGAATAATCCATTTCCACCAGGCAAATATAATGCTGGCACACACTCTCTTATTCGTGATGACATGGAACTATGGAAAAACTCATAAAGACACTCAAAGGTCATTCTGGCTCAGTTGTATCTTTACTTCAAGACAATCAAAAGATATTCGTTCGTAAGGTTGGTAATGTAGAACGCAATCACGAAAGATTATCTGCGCTTGTTGGCTACATCGATGTTCCTAGAATTTACAGTTATGATGGTACAACTCTCGACATGGAATACATTTATGGACTAGATATGCAAAATTATCTGGTCAATAATCCAATAAGAGATTTGAGTGACTTTCTTATTCGTACTATAGAATTATTCGCATCGAAAAGTATTGACAAAGATTACACTCCAGTATATAATCATATGCTATCGTGGATAGAAGACGGAATGTTTCCTTTCACAAAGAACGAATTGATAGAAAGACTGCCGAAAGTTCTGCCGTGTTCTCAGTATCATGGCGACATGACTTTGGAAAACGTCATCTGCTCTACAGAAGGAAGATTTTATTTTATTGATGCTGTCACTTTGCAATATGATTCCTGGGTGTTTGACATAGCAAAGTTGAGACAAGATTTGGAATGCAAGTGGTTTTTACGTCATGATCCTATCATGCTGGATGTTAAACTGCTAAACATTCAAGACAATATACTAAAACGATTCCCGATTGCGAACAACGATTATCTACTGATACTCATGTTGCTTCGCGTCTATTTACATTGTGATAAAAATACTCTAGAATATAACTTCATCGTGAAGGAGATAAACAGATTATGGAAGTGATTGTACCAGCCGCTGGTCTTTCTACCAGATTTCCAAACGTAAAGCCGAAGTATCTACACTTTGGCTATGACAACAAGATGATGCTTGTGAAGGCAGTAGAGTCTTTCATCGGTAAACACGACATTACCGTTGTCATTCTACAAGAGCATATTGATAAGTATAATGCTTTTGAATTTGTGAGAAATGAACTTCCTGAGGCCAATATCGTTACTGTGCATAAACCTACGCGCGGACCAGCCGAGACTGTTCGTATTGCTTTGAAAAACATTCAATACTCAAACGGTCTTAGTTATCCACCTAAAGATTTTTCCTTTCTGGTGAAAGATTGCGACTCGTTTTTTTCTCATGAAATTCTTCCGCAGAACTATGTCTGCGTGTCAAACATAGCAGATCATGAAACTCTCCAGAAGATTTCTTCAAAGAGTTTTGTGAAGTACAACAATCAGAATATTGTTACCGATATCATTGAGAAAAAAGTTGTATCTGATACGTTTTGTGTTGGCGCATACAAGTTCAACTCGGCTAACTATTATCTGGACATCTATGATAGAATACAAAACAGAGAAGGCGAGTTGTTTGTATCGCACATCATTCAAGACATGCTCGGCAGTGACCAAATCTTCGTGAAGAATGAAGTTTCAAACTATGTCGATGTGGGTACAGCAGAAGATTGGCACAAGTATAATGACATGCCTGTTATCTTCTGTGATATTGATGGCACTCTAATCAAGGCTCAGTCTCGCTATGGTTTTTATACATATAACGATCCGCCTGTTGTTCTAGAAGAAAATCGTAATAGAGTGAAAGAGTATCATGACAAGGGTTGTCAGATTATCTTTACGACTGCACGACCACATACTTATCGTGAGCAAACAAACAAGATGCTTAGTCTTCTAGGATTCAAAAAATTTGAATTGATAACAGGACTAAATAACAGCGCAAGAATTTTGATTAACGACTACAATAAGTCTAATCCATATCCACGTGCGCGGGCGATAAACATCCAACGTGATAGTGATAACTTGAAGGATTTTCTATGAGATTTGTGGCATTAATTACAGGTATTACAGGGCAAGATGGTTCTTATCTGGCCGAACTTTTGTTAGAAAAAGGATATGAAGTACATGGAATCATCAGACGTTCTTCTTCTATTAATACTGATCGTATCGACCATATTTATCCTCGCATTACTCTTCACTACGGAGATTTGACGGATAGTTCTTCACTCATTCGTCTTATTCAGCAAATCAAGCCGACAGAGATTTACAATCTGGCTGCACAATCTCATGTGAAGGTATCCTTTGAGATTCCTGAATACACTGGTCAGGTTGATGCTCTTGGTACACTTCGCATTCTTGAGGCTGTGCGTCTGCTCGGTATGGAAAAAGATGTTCGTATCTATCAAGCATCGACATCTGAACTTTATGGTCTTGTGCAAGAAACTCCGCAGACAGAAAAGACACCGTTCTATCCTCGCTCACCATACGGCGTTGCTAAACTCTACGGCTTCTGGATTGTAAAGAACTACCGTGAAGCATATGGAATGCATGCCTCATCTGGCATTTTATTTAATCATGAAAGTCCTCGGCGCGGTGAAACATTCGTGACCCGTAAGATTGTACAAGGCCTTTCTCGTATTAGTATGGGCGGCCAAAAGGTACTTGAACTTGGCAATCTAAATGCAAAGCGTGATTGGGGTCATGCTAAAGACTTTGTTGAAGCCATGTGGTTAATGCTGCAAGAACCAGAACCAGATGATTATGTGATTGCCACTGGTGAACAGTATTCAGTTAAGCAGTTTGTTGAGACTGCTGCACCATATTTTGGTATGCGTATTCGTTGGGAAGGTGAAGGGTTGAATGAAGTTGGTATTGATCAAACAGGCGAAGTTCGTGTTCGTGTGAATGAACGATATTTCCGTCCTGCTGAGGTTGAGACGCTGCTCGGTAATCCTGAGAAGGCTAAGAAGAAGCTTGGCTGGCGTCCACAATTTACTTTTGAAAAACTTGTAGAGGATATGTGTATCAATGGACAGTAATAGCAGAATTTATGTGGCAGGTCATAGAGGTCTTGTCGGTACAGCACTCATTCGTCAGTTGCAGGCACAAGGTTACAAGAAAATCATCACAAGTGATATAGATTTGCGTGATCAGAAGCTTGTACAACATTTCTTCAATGATTACGAGCCTGAATATGTGTTTCTTGCGGCTGCAAAGGTTGGTGGTATTGGCTTCAATAAGTCTTTCCCTGCTGACTTTATGTATGACAACTTGATGATTCAGACCAATGTTATCAGTAGCGCAGAGCAGTATGGTTGCAGAAAGCTAATGTTTTTAGGCACAGCATGTATCTATCCAAAACATGCACCTGTGCCGATCAAAGAAGAATACTTAATGACTGGTCCGCTAGAGGAAACTAACATTGGTTATGCTCTAGCGAAGATTGCCGGTCTTACCATGTGTCAGAAATATACTGAGCAGTATGGTATGCAAACTGTTTCCGTCATGCCAAATAATCTCTATGGCATTTTCGATAACTTTAGACGAAATGAGTGTCATGTTATTCCTGCATTCATCAATGGATTTATCGACGCGAAAGAAAGAGGTTTGTCTAGTGTAGTATGCTTTGGTGACGGCAGTCCTACGCGAGAATTTCTTTTTGCCGATGATTTGGCTGACGGACTAATTTTCCTAATGAAGAACTATAATGATCCAAAGCCAATCAACATTGGACCAAATCGTGAGATATCGATTCGTTGCCTGTCAGAGTTGATTGCATCTCTTGTCGGATATGAGGGTAAGATGATTTGGGACACTGCACAACCAAACGGCACACCGCGCCGCGCACTAGATACTAGCAAGATGGATGCACTTGGTTGGAAAGCCAAGACTTCACTTGAAGATGGATTGAAAATGACAATTGATTGGTTCTTAGAGAATAGGAAAACATATGACCGCGTATAAATGGCCGTTGATGAAGGACACACTGACTTGGAGTGACCGCTGGAATCTTGCTAAGTTCGTGATGACTACAGACAAGTTCACTCAAGGCAAAAAGGTCGAAGAGTTTGAGAATGCTTGGTCAGAATGGCTTGGTGTTAAGTATTCTTTGTTTGTAACGTCTGGCAGCACAGCAAACTTCTTGTTGCTTGATGCTGTTAAGGAACTATACTTCAAGAATAAGAAGAAGATTAAGGTTCTCGTACCCGCATGTACGTGGGTAACGAATATCAATCCTGTTATGCAACTTGGCATGGAACCAATCTTCTGCGATATCAATCTAGATAATTATAGTTTTGATTTAGACAATGCCGCGGAGATTGCAAAGAAGCACAAGATTGATATTGTGTTCACGACACATTTGCTTGGACTTCCCGCTCCTACTTTTTCTCTTAGATCCATATTTCCAAAAGCAATCATGTTAGAAGATGTTTGCGAAAGTCATGGTGTAAAAGATATATTTGATCATAAAGTTGGTTCAAGGTCAAACGGTTCTACATTCAGTTTCTACTTTGGTCATCATATGTCTACAGTTGAAGGCGGCATGGTTTGTACCAACAATCTTGCCCTATATGATTTAATGCGTATGAAGCGTTCACATGGCATGTCTCGCGTATCGATGATTTCTGAGTCGTATGCAGAAAAGTGTCCTGATATTGATCCACAGTTTCTATTTGTAACAGCTGGATATAACTTCCGCAATACAGAACTCGGCGCTGTTCTTGGTCTATCACAGTTGAAGAAACTTGATGGCTTTATTGAGCAACGTAGAAAGAACTATGCAAGATACATGCGAATTATGTTAATCGATGGAAAAGATAAGTTCTATGTTCCTGCTGATGGATATGTTGAAGAAGGTAATAGTTCATTCTGCTTTCCATTCATCGCTAGGGCGCAATATGTGAAGTATAAACTTATTGAACTTCTCAAGGCAAACTCAATTGAATATCGTCCTGTCGTTGGCGGCAACTTGCTTCGTCAACCCTACATGGCAAGTTATGGCATCTCGGGCAAAGAGCCAAAATACAAAGTTGACATTGTGCATGATAATGGTATCTATATAGGTAATAACCAGTTTGTTGGTGATAGAGAAATGAATATTCTTGAAGACATCATTAGGAGTTTGTGATGAATAACAATAAGATTGTTTCTGAAATGTTGGATATGATTTTGAAGGAGCATGTGTATGACATTCTCGGTCGTCAGATATTAAACTTTAGTCCACCTCCTGATTATGCTGCATCCGATAGCATCGGTGAAGTTCTAGAGAAGTTAGCCATTCTTCATATTCGTACCTGGCACCTTGAAGATGCTATGCAAGCAGCAAAGTCAGATGAAGAACTGGCCGACCTAAAGCGCAAGGTCGACATCTGCTTTAAGGTCAAGCGCCCTAAGTTGGTTGCAGCATTGAATGCTATGATTGATGATGCTATTGTACACAACAAGTCTTTGCGTGAAGAATCTGTAAAACTTTACAAGGGCGTTAAAGAGTGACAAAGCTTTGCTTCTTCAACTTCTATCATAATGGTGATTTGTTTCACAGCAAAGCGTTTGTGCGCGAAGTTGTAAAGCATCTTGGCAAAGAAAAGGTCTTGTATGCTCACAACAAAGATCCTCGCGTAATTGAAGACCTAGAATTGCAGCATGTGCATCTTGAAGGAATATCAGACAAGGTAAAGATACTAAGACCAAAAAATCCTGACATACTGTTTGTCAATACTTGGATTGGTTCTTACTTTGACAAGTATACTGGCGAATGCACACTCAACTTTAATATGAAGATGTGGGCAGATATCTATGAAGATATCAATACTACATTCAAGAAGAAGATGAAACTTGGTCCAGTAGAAAACTATCTGCCTTATGTCGATTACAGAAAATATGATTTGGCCAATGTTAGAAACTATATCGATGCTGATATAAAAGAAAAGATACTATTCTGTAACGGACCCGCTATGTCAGGTCAGTGTCAGTATAACGGAGATATGAGAGAGATAATTTTGCCTCTGGCTGAAAAGCGCACTGACAAAACATTCCTTGTCACACATAAGATTGATACGAATTTACCAAATGTGCTTTATACAGGCGACATCATTAAGTCTGATAGATGTGACTTGAATGAGATTGCATATATGTCAAAGTTTTGCAGTCTCATCATAGGTCGTAACTCTGGACCATTCTGTTTTGCTTCCACTGGCGAAAACTTAAATGATCCAACTAAGACATTCTATGCATTTGGTCATCAAGAATCAGATTGTTTTACGATGGGAATTTCAAAGAAAAGCAACTATATATTTGAGAAGTATGTAGATCCAGGACAACTTTATACTTCTATCAAAAATCTAGTAGAGAAATCATGACTAATATAAAAACGATAGCACTTTTTCCTGTGCCAGTCTCAATTATGAACTTTGGTAGTAATGCATCTAGTCTAAACAGTAATCTTATCAGCGATGCTTTTAGTGAAATGAAATCTAATCCTATTCTGGATAGTCGATCTGCTGTTCATGGATGGCAATCTTCTGCTGATTTAGAAAAAAAGTATGAAAGTTATTCTGAACTTAGGAATCATATTCAGTCTGTTGTAATGTCCATATTAAAAAATTATGGATTTAAAGAATATTTACCTTTTGATGAATTATATGAATGTAAAGGTCTATGGGCAAATATACTCACAGAAAAAGGAGCATGGCATGTTCCTCATATGCACGGCGATGGTAAAACTGTGTTCTCTGGTGTATATTATCCAACTTCAGGTTTAACACAAGATATGAATGAGTATTATCCTGATGAGGACTATAGTGATGTTGATATTATAGCAGGATCGATTCCTAGATCGGGTGATCTTATATTATTTGATCCTGCTACAAGTCAGAAGAGACAAGTTCTTGCTGGCAATCAGGTTAATAGATATCCTTATTATGGATCAGAAGTTTGTATTCGACCAAAGAAATCTCATCTTATAATCTTCCCTAACTATCTAACGCACATGGTTGCTCCGGTTCTTATTGATGATTATTACAGACTGAGTGTTTCTTTTAGTTTCTTAAAGAAGTAATATGTCCAACTCAATCTGTACAAAGGTGTGTGAATATGACAGTGAAAAACCATATAGAAGCGACGAAGAAAAGACTTGCCGAGGCTGCGGCCGTACGGCGTCTGAAATCACAGAATGGCTCTACGCGACCAGAGAACGGAAAGTCGAAATTGCCAAAGCCGCAAGGGCGCGCACAAAGACCAAACGTGAGGCCGACAGGCAGGGGTAGATGAACGATTTTACTTTAGTAACTGGACTTTGGGATATTGGACGAGAAGAGTTAACAAATTTCAGTCGTCCTTTCGATCATTACTTAAAATACTTTGAACAACTTCTAAGTTTAGATTTCAATTTGTGTATACATGTTCCAGAAAATCTTGTTGAATTTGTAAAAACAAGAAGACCAAGTCACAACACACAAATTATCATTCAAAATTTAAAAGACTTTGAAACTGGTTTCGATTTCTTTGAAGATGTCCAGAAAATAAGAACTACACAATCTTGGTATGAAAGATCGTCTTGGTTAGAAAATTCTCCGCAGGCTAAACTCAAATATTATAATCCAATAGTCATGTCAAAGTTTTTTTCACTTCATGATTGTTGCATTAAAAATCCATTTAATACGCAGTATTTCTTTTGGATTGACGGTGGTCTGACACATACTGTCAATCTAGATTTTCTAAGAAATTTGACAAACATTGAATATTATATGAAGGGAATAAAGAACAAGTTTTTATTTCTTTCTTTTCCTTATAAAAACGATAATGAAATTCATGGATTTGAAAGTACAAAGTTTGCTGAGTTTTGTAATGTAGATAAGACCGATTATGTTTGTCGTGGAGGATTTTTTGGTGGTCACAGAGAAAGAATTAAAAAGTTCAATGGCGAATATTACGCTATAGCGTCAGAAACACTCAAATCTGGCTATATGGGAACAGAAGAAAATTTTCATACGATAATGGCTTATCGTAATAAAGATGAAATTCATAGATTTGAGTTGTCTGAAATTGGACACGTTTATCCTTTTTTTGATATGTTAGGCAATGTTAAGAAACATGATGTATCAAATTCGGAACTTATATCTTGGAATAAAAAAAGTACCGCTGAACAAATCAAAACTTCTTTGTATGTTTTAACGTTTAATAGTCCTGAACAATTTGAAGTTCTTATTAAGTCTTATGAAAAAACTGAACCAGACTTTTTAAATTATTCTAGAAAGATTCTAGTAGATAACTCCAGTAATAAAACAACATATTCAATCTACAATGAACTGTGTCGCAAGTACGGTTTCGAACACATTAAGAAAGAAACAAATCTTGGTATTTGTGGAGCAAGACAATTTGTTGCCGAGCATTTTAACGAGAGTGATTCCGAATATTATATCTTTTTAGAAGATGACATGACACTGTGGGAACCAACAGAAGGATTATGTGAGGCGGGATTCAGGCATAATGTGGATAAATTATATCTAAAGTCTTTGGAAATAATGCACAGAAATAAGTACGACTACTTAAAACTTTCGTACTCGGAATTTTATGGAACAAATTCGACACAGTGGGCATGGTATAACATTCCTCCTGATATAAGAGAGCAATATTTTCCAAAAAAAACAAAACTGCCAGAAGAAGGACTAGACCCTGATCCACCAAAAACGGAAATATTTTGTGAGAAAAGATATAAAGACTTGAAATACTTTGAAGGAGAATTTTATTATTGCAACTGGCCTCTTTGGTTTTCTAGACAGGGCAACAAAAAAGTTTTCCTTGATACGAAGTGGACTCATCCACACGAACAGACTTGGATGAGCAATGTATTTCAGTTACAGAAGCAAGGAAAAATAAAAGCGGCAGCGTTAGCTTTAAGTCCTATTTTCCATAATCGTTTTGATTTTTACGCTGATGAGGACAGAAAAGAGTCTTGACAAATTGAATGGATATGCTAATATGTCCATACTAGTAAACACACAGAGGAACACATGGCATATTTTACACAAACCGTTGAAGTTGACGTTGATCTTAATGATTTTGACGATGATGAAATCATTGAGTATGTAGAAAGTCTCGGCTACACCGTCACTAAAGATCCTGCCGCAGATGCTAATTTTACCGATGTGATTTGGAACATTGAGCGTGGAAATCTAAAGGAAGCATTAATTCTTCTTGAACGTGAATTGCCCACACTAAAGGGCATTGCTAGACTGAACTAAATACAAACAATGCGGGGTTGGTATATGGGTTGTGCCCTAGCCTTCCAAGCTAGTGAAACGAGTTCGAATCTCGTACTCCGCTCCAATTTTATAATGAGGTGATACATGCTTTGGCTTATCGTTTTGAATACCATGATGAATGACGGCACTCTCTACACCGACATTCGCACTCCAAACAAACCAGAATTTAACAATGAACAGTCTTGCAAGGAAGCAGGACAAATTCTTGTTGACCAGTTGCAACTTGAAGTTGGCACAAATGCTGGTCGCACATACTACATCTGCAAGGCAATTCCATTTGAAGACATTACGGCAGCCATCGGTAAGGGTGGAAGCGGCACGTAAATGAAACACATCGAAGTGAATGATTTTGTAGAGAACGAAGATGGTTCTGCTACCATTACTATCACAATGGATTACGAAATTATTCTCTTCTTTGCGAAAAAGGGACTTCTTGCAACTTTAATTGAAGCGGCTAACGAGGCAAAAGAAGATGAAAGTCAAGATCAGTAAATATCCTACAGACAGATTGATATGTAGGATTCATGACCGTCACATGAACAAGAAGTACGGTCATGTTTGGCCTCATCCTTCAACACCAACTAAGATTGAAGACTTCTTAGAGTTGCTTGAGGGCGTCATTCAGTCGTTTTATGACGTAACGATTAATCCTATAATCAGGCATCGTAAGCAAAAGATTAGTGTTCGTATTGATGATTGGGATACTTGGAGTGCTGATGTTACTCTAGCCCACATCATTCATCCTGTTCTTCTAAAGATTAAAGAAAATAAGTTTGGCACTCCATACACCTATCGTGAAGATGCGCCCGATGATGTTATCTATGATGACCAAATCGAAGATAATGATTGGGATCGACCCTTTAACGTAATGCGCTGGCATTATATTCTTGATGAGATGATTTTTGCCTTTGAGAAAATCAAAGACGGAGAATGGGACTTAGAAATCTACGAGAGACATAATGGTTGGACTACCGAAGCCCTTGAGGAGTGCGGTGAAATTCAAAAGCGCATTAACAACGGGCTTCGTCTCTTTGCTAAATATTATCAGAGTTTGTGGACATAAAAATGGCATGTAATTCGTGTAGCAATAATGATAGTTCGAACTCTCTCTTCTTGAAAGAGGGATCTTTCTATATTCTCGGACAATATGGCTCACGATATGACATGGAACTTTATGCTCTCAAAAGAGCCACATATTCTGTAGGTGATATTTGTGATGACTGCGTGAGACAATTAATCAATGAAGGCGTTGCACAAAAAATAGAGGACGGTGTTTGGTGATGTTAGGATGGAAGTATAACGAAAGTATTCTCAGAACCTATATGACTGAACATGCAGAAGACATGGGTAGATTTTGGGCCGAGATATATAAGAATACGCCTAGTTTTTATGAGAACTTTATGCGAGGATTTCTAGAGGAACTAAACAAACCCAAGAAGGAATAGCAAAATGGCATATCAAACTATTTCCGAAGAGATTATCCGACAAGCAGCAGAAATCATGGGTCCAGATAGCAACTTTCATGTTGCTTTAAAATGGGGTGAAGAGTATAGACAAGCAGGCATGAACCCTGTATACTATACAGACGATTCCGAAAAGATGGTATTTGTTACTACAGAAGAAAAGATGAACGGCACTAAGTTTAATTAAGATTGGAGTTTTATAATGAATATTCTTGAGACGCAATGGAAGCAGCGAACACACGATAGCAAGTGGGAAAAACTTGCTAAGGTTATGGACTACGAAAACAAGTATGTCTATAAGAGTGAGTCTGGTTCTAATCTGACTTATATTCCTACCAAGTGGATGACAGTCGGCGTGTTTGATTATGTGGGAGAACTAGAATAATGGCTGCGAATGTGAAGATACTCAAGTTAATTACTGGTGAGGAACTGCTTGGTGAAATTCTACCAGGTGGACCTTCAGTTTGTGAAATCAAAAACCCCGTTCGTATCGTTGTGATGCCCAACAAGATGGATCCTAAGACTCCAAATGTTGGCTTTGCTCCTTGGGCAGAATTTAGTGACCAGAAAACTTTTATTATTGACAAGTCTCATGTATTGTGTATAATAGAGCCAATTAAAGAGTTCGTCAATCAATACAATTCCATGTTTGGCGGACTTGTTCTTCCAACTTCCAATTTGATTAAGCCAGGAGCATAATGTCCGACAACTTTTACACTAACGTTCAAGTGTATGGTTCCAGAATACTTTATAGAGGCATAGAAAACGGTAGGAAAGTAAGACGCAAGATAGATTACTTTCCTACTTTTTTTGTTCCCTCGAAAGAACCAACGGACTGGACAACCATTCATGGCAAGTATGTTTCTGAGTTGAAGCCTGGAAACATTCGTGAGGCTAGAGACTTTCTCAAGATGTATGAGGAAGTTGAAGGCTTTATTGTCTATGGTAATAACAAATATGAATATGCCTTCATCGCAGAAACTTTCCCGAATGATGTTGATTGGGACATCTCTAAAATCAATGTGACTAACATCGATATCGAGGTTGGTTCAGAGAATGGTTTTCCTGAACCGTCTCTGGCCAATGAACCAATTACAGCCATCACGTTCAAGAACAATCAAGGCAAGTTTATCGTATTTGGTTGCGGCGTGTTTAACAACACCCGTGATGATGTCCAGTATATTCATTGTCGTGATGAGATTGACATTATCAAGAGATTTATTGATGAGTGGTCTGGTGACTATCCTGATATCATCACTGGCTGGAACGTAGAACGGTTCGATATCGTCTATCTCGTCAATCGCTTTCGCAAGTTGATGGGTGAAGAGTTTGCTAACAGACTATCACCTTGGAATGTTATCAATGAAGGCAAGACTACAAACAAGCTGGGTCAAGTAGAAACAATCTACCGCATTCTTGGCATCGCCACTCTTGATTATATTGCCATGTATCGCAAGTTTGCTCCTGGTGGTCAGTCTCAGGAATCTTATTCACTCAACAACATTGCCAATGTAGAACTTGGCGAAAAGAAGTTGTCGTATGAAGAATATGGCAATCTGCACAATCTCTACAAAGAGAACTATCAAAAGTTTATTGAGTACAACATCAAAGACGTTGAACTTGTTGACAAGATTGATGACAAGTTGAAACTCATTGAACTTGCTCTTACTCTTGCATACGACAGCAAAACTAATCCAGACGATTCCTTCTCACAGGTTCGTATGTGGGATGCTATCGTTTATAATCATCTTCGCAAGAAGAATATGGTTGTGGATCCTATTGTCAAGCACAGTAAAGATTCCGCATACGAAGGCGCACATGTGAAAGAACCTGTGCCTGGTCTGTATAAGTGGGTCGCATCATTCGACTTGAACAGTCTATATCCACATTTGATTATGCAATACAACATTTCGCCTGACACAATCATTGAGCCAGAAGATTATACTCCTGGTCTGAGAATGTATGTGAAAGACAACCACTTTGAGGTTGATGAGTTTCTTGACCAAATAAACAACAACAATCAACTCAAGTACGAAAATGTGACTGTGACGCCGAACGGACATTTCTATCGTCGCACGAAGCAAGGTTTCTTGCCTGAGATTATGGAAACAATGTATAATGACCGTAGCGCATACAAGAAGAAGGCTATTGCTGCCAAGAAAGAACTAGAGAAAGAAACTGATTCAGAAAAGAGAGTTGAAATTGAAAAGCGTGTAGCACGTTTCAATAATCTCCAGTTGGCTAAGAAGGTTTCTCTGAACTCTGCTTACGGTGCTCTCGGCAATCAATACTTCCGATACTTCGACGTTCGACAGGCCTCAGGCATCACGACTGCTGGTCAGTTGTCCATTCGTTGGATCGAAAAGAAACTAAATGAATATATGAACAAAATTTTAAAGACGGACAAAGAAGACTATGTTATCGCCTCGGATACGGATAGCATTTACCTCTGTCTTGATAAACTGGTCAGCAAGACTATTATTGAGCAGAGTCCAAATGCTACAACAAAACAAATTATCGCATTCATGGATAAGGTCTGCGAAAATAAAATTCAACCGTTTATTGACTCTGCTTATGCTGAACTTGCTGAATATATTAATGCCTACGAACAAAAGATGCAAATGAAGCGTGAGGCTCTGGCCGACAAAGGTATCTGGACAGCCAAGAAGCGTTACATTCTGAATGTATACAATAACGAAGGTGTTGAATACGCAAAGCCCAAGCCGAAAGTCATGGGTCTTGAGATGATCAAGTCTTCCACTCCTGCATATTGCCGCAAGATTATGTGGGAAGCAATCGATATTGTATTGAACAAGACTGAGAATGATTTGATTGGCATGATTGAAACATGGCGTCAAGAGTTTAAGCATCAGAATATTTCAGACATTGCATTTCCTCGTGGTGTAAATGGACTTGATAAGTTTGCTGACGCCAAGGCTATCTTTGGTAAGGGTTGCCCAATTCATGTGCGCGGTTCTTTGCTGTATAACGATTTAATCAAGCGCAAGAAGTTGGACAAGACATATCAGGCAATCAAAGAGGGTGAGAAGATTAAGTTCATCTATCTCAAAGAGCCAAACACTATTCAGTCTAATGTCATCTCGTTTCCTACAATTGTGCCGAAAGAATTGGACATCGAAAAGTATATCGACTATGATTTGCAGTTTGACAAATCTTTTCTTGAGCCATTGAAGATTATTCTTGATAGCATTGACTGGAAGACTGAACATGTATCTTCGCTTGAAGATTTCTTCAACTAAATATATTGATGCAATCACGTATCCTCACAATTCTTGTGTTTTTCACAGGAATCGCAATATCTGCTGTAGCCGCTTATTATAGTATAATCGGTCTTACATCCATTTTTGCTGGAGCATTCTGGCCTATTATCATCATGGGTTCAGTATTGGAAGTAGGCAAACTTGTAGCAACATCTTGGTTATACAATAACTGGAAACAAGCGCCGTTTTTAATCAAGACTTATCTGTTTGCTGCTATCGGTGTATTGATGATCATTACAAGCATGGGCATCTTTGGCTTTCTTTCCAAGGCACATATTGAACAACAGTTGCAACTCAATACCGGTGTGACAGAACAAGTTGAAATACTGAATAGCGAAATCACTCTGCAACAGGAACGTATCGCAGACTTAGACAAACAGATAAAAGTGATAGACGATTCAATCAATAAGATGATTGAAAAGGGACAAACAAAATCTTCTCTAGCCGCAGCAAAACAACAGAAAGAAACGCGCCAAGCTTTGGTCGATGAAAAGAAAACAGAAACGGATAAACTATCACAAATGAAATCTCAGCGCATAAAGTTGGAATCTGAGTTCAAGAAAATAGAAGCAGAAGTCGGTCCAATCAAGTATGTTGCCGAACTAATTTATGGCTCATCCGATCAAGAAATAGTTGACAAAGCCATCAGATTTGTTATAATGCTGCTCATATTCGTGTTTGATCCGCTGGCAATATTACTTCTGTTAGCCTTCAACATATCCGCAGCACAGAATAGACGAATTGAATTTTTAGATATGGAAGAATTAGAGAATGACAAAAGATGATTATGACGATTTTCATAAAGTGTTGGAAGATATTGTAGCATCAAGAAAGTATCTTGATGGCGCATCTAGACCTTGGGGTCGTTGGTTTGTGCTTGATGTGGATCAGGGATTTAAGGTAAAGAAACTGGAAATTCTACCAGACCAAGCCATCTCACTACAGTATCACATCCATCGCACAGAAACTTGGACGATTGTTCAAGGCGAAGGCAAAGTGATTGTTGATGGTAATGTATTCTCTGTCAAGAAGGGCGATACATTCTTTGTGCCAAGACAGAGCATTCACAAAATCACAAACACACATCTCAAGGAAATTTTAATTGCAATTGAGGTGCAAATCGGTGAAATTTGCAGAGAGGACGATATCGTTCGCTGCTAAATACAGCGTCACGGAGAATCGTGACGTTCAACATAATATAGGAGAATCTATATGTCAAACATGTTTACTTCCTTACTCAAGGAGATTGATAATGAATATGCGGGAATTGCAGACGAAGGTATCGAAGCTGGTGATGTCACTGGGTTCATTGGTACTGGCTCTTATAGTCTCAATGCTCTACTTAGCGGTAGCATTTACGGTGGCTTACCTGCAAACAAGGTCACAGCACTCGCAGGTGAACCTTCAACCGGCAAGACCTTTTACGCAATCAATATTGTCAGACAGTTCCTCAGAGACAATAAAGATGGATTCGTCTTCTACTTTGAATCAGAATCCGCTATATCTAAGCAAATGCTTTCAGACAGAAACGTTGACACAAAGCGAGTTGCAGTTGTGCCAGTCGCAACTATCCAAGAATTTAGAACTCAAGCCGTAAAGATCCTCGACAAGTATATCGAAGACAAAGAGAAGAAGGATCGCCCGCCGATGCTCTTTGTTCTGGACTCGCTCGGTAATCTTTCTACAGACAAAGAAATGGCCGATATTGCAGACGGCAAAGACACACGCGACATGACACGCGCACAACTTGTTCGTGGTGCATTCCGTGTTCTTACACTCAAGCTTGGTAAGGCCAAGGTGCCTCTCATCGTGACCAATCACGTTTATGATGTAGTTGGTTCGTATGTTCCGACCAAGAAGATGGGCGGTGGTTCTGGTCTTGAATATGCTGCATCGACTATTCTGTTTCTGTCAAAGAAGAAGGACAAGGACAAGGACGGTAGCGTATCTGGTGCAATCATCACGGCCAATCTCAAGAAGGCTCGTCTGACGATTGAGAACAAGAAGGTCGAAACTCTGCTCGACTATTCTTACGGTCTTGATCCATACTACGGTCTTATTGATTTGGCTGAAAAGTTTGGTATCATGAAGAAGGTAGCAAACAAGTATGAAATGCCAGATGGCTCTAAGGCTTTTGAGTCCGTCATTCAAATAAATCCAGAAAAGTATTTTACAAAGGACATCATGGACAAAATTGATGAAGCATGTAAGAATGAGTTTCTTTATGGTAAGTCCAATGTCACAGATACGGAGGAATCTGAATGATTTTAGGTACAGATTTCCGATTCAGTAATGTCTATAATACGGATACAACTGCTATTCAGTTATTGACAGAAGCATACAAAGATGTTATATTTCGTTTCACGAATGTAGGCATTCGTGAAAATCCAGAAGATGGAAATGCCACTCTTCGGTTCTCTTACGAAATACTTTCATCAGGTAAGTTCAAAGAAGAGTTGCTGCGTAAAGATAAGTATTTTGAACAGCATCTTGGTTTGATATTGAATACTTTAATCATAGACATTGCGGAGTTGGATGGTGCAGATAGAGAAAGTTATATTGAAGAATCTGGTGAAGAACGAATCGTTCACACGAAGGGTTCTGCCGTTTCTCAAGAGTGAATACTTCACGAATGAAGTTGAACGCAACATCTTCAACGAAATTCGTGACTTCACTATCAAGTATAACAATCTACCTACCACAGACGCATTGCTGATTGAAGTTGATTCGCTTCGCGGATTGACAGCAGACCAGGCCAGAGATGCATCTACTCTCATCAAAGACCTAAACGCTGATGAAGTGGATACAAATGCAGACTGGCTTCTTGATAGCACCGAAAAGTTCTGTCAAGAGAAAGCAATCTATAATGCAATCATGCAGTCTATCGAAATCATGAACAACAAGGGGGGCACTCTCACAAAGGGTGCCATCCCTGACCTATTGACACAAGCACTTGCTGTCACGTTTGATCCAAATGTCGGTCATGATTATCTTGAAGACTTTGAAGAACGATTCGAATACTATCATCGTGTCGAACACAAGATTCCTTTTGACCTAGATTTCTTTAACAAGATTACCAAGAATGGTTTTAGCCGTAAGACACTCAACATCTTTTTGGCTGGTACTGGTGTTGGTAAGTCTCTGACTATGTGTCATATTGCAGCCGCTTGTTTGGCTCAAGGCAAGAATGTGCTGTATATCACTCTTGAGTTGGCCGAAGAAGAAGTTGCAAAGCGTATTGACGCAAATCTCATGAACATTACGATTGATGACTTGCTCCAACTTCCTCGTGATTTGTATTTGAAGAAAGCTTCCGTTCTCAAGAACAAGGCACAGGGAAAACTTATCGTCAAGGAATATCCAACCGCAGCGGCCTCTACTCTACATTTCAAGGCATTGCTGAATGAGTTGCACTTGAAGAAGTCTTTCAAGCCAGATATCATCTTTGTTGACTATCTCAATATCTGTGCATCATCTCGTATCAAGCCTGGTGGTAATGTAAACAGTTATACATACATCAAGTCTATCGCAGAAGAGTTGCGCGGTCTTGCTGTAGAGTTTGAAGTGCCAGTTGTTTCGGCCACTCAGACAAACAGAACCGGCTTTACAAGTTCTGACGTTGGTCTTGAAGATACATCCGAATCGTTTGGTCTTCCTGCTACTGCTGACTTTATGGCAGCCTTGATTTCTACCGAGCAACTGCAAGAACTAAATCAGATAATGGTAAAGCAGTTGAAGAACCGATATTCTGATCCGACTCAGAACAAGAGATTTGTTATCGGTATTGATAAAGCAAAGATGAAGTTGTATGATGTGGAACAATCCGCTCAGATAGATATTGTTGATAGTGGTCAAATTCCACAGACAAATAGTTCAAAAGATAAGTTCAAAAGTCTAAAGGTGTGACATGACAAGCGACAAGATAGAACTAAGGCAAAAGTTCAAAGAAGTAAGCACGGATGATCCCAAGGAGATGACCGACGAAGACTTTGAAATCATCTGGGCAAAAGAATGTATGTTATTTTATGGTCAGATATTGACTGGGAAAAAGAGACACTATTGTCCTGAGTGGGACTTTATGCCGATAGACGAAACTTGTGAATTTGAATTT